ACCTTCGCAAAAGACTTTGAACTTAGTCTGGAGCGAGGGTATGTGGACAACGACGTGTTTCTTGTTTTTAGGAAACACGGGAGGCTCCCGGCATTTCTGTCGGGTTTCTCTTGTCTCGTCTTCGATCGTGGCACCGGTGTCCTACTTGACGACCCATCGACCGATGCGATTCAAGCCATTAGACAGCTGACGCTGATCTTTGGCAAGATTCTCATCGATTGTGACAGCGATCGCGAGAAAGCTGCCTTCAATGAGTTCGTTAAGTGTGAGCAGGAAGTCAAGGCGTTCGCGGCCTACGGGAACTTCAACGATTTCCGTAGAATTGCGACGCTACTATTCGCCTCATTGTTCGCGTCTGTAGATAAGTCTATCTACGACGGAGACTTGAGGCCGAAACATGGTCCAGGTGTTACAGCTGATCGTCTTCTGGGAAACCAGAAGTTTAATCAGCAAACCTGGCCATGTAGGCTAGAACCATATTTCCCTTACGGGGAGATGGTTCTACCCAATTGGTCCTTTTGGGAATCAATTGGGAGTGTTGACTTCCTCGAACCCGAGAGAGAGATACCTGTAAAGGTCGTCTCTGTCCCTAAAACGATGAAGACTCCTCGGATCATAGCCGTAGAACCAACTGCTATGCAGTATGCACAGCAAGCCGTTTTGCGACTATTCCAAGATCGAATCAAGGATAGCTATCTTGATTCTTTTATCGGTCTTGATGATCAGACGCCTAACCAACGTCTGGCTCGTCAAGGATCTTCGAAAGGAGATCTCGCAACACTCGACTTGAGTGAAGCGTCCGATAGAGTCTCATTAGAGCTTGTTTCCAATCTCTATGCGAACCATAGGCATCTACATGATGCTATTATGGCCTGCAGGAGTAGGAAGGCTCTACTGCCTAGCGGGGAGATCTTAACCCTCGCTAAGTTTGCGTCGATGGGTTCAGCACTTTGCTTTCCCACGGAGGCGATGGTCTTTCTGACTATCATCTTCGTTGGGATTGAGAAGTGCTTAGGACACCTGTTGACCAAGAAGG